CGCGTTAACCAATAACCGCGGGCTTTAAACTAGAAACTTTTGTAAAAATACGTTAAAATTCTTTAATTAAACAATAAGTAACAATTTTTTGTGGCTGTAATAGATCAATAAACTTGTAATATTTTTCCGTGTCGTTTAAAACCTGACAACCTAAACTAAAACCGCCAATTATTTCTTTAATTTCGGGCGAACTCAAAGCGTAAGTATTTGTATGGAAATTAATACCGCACATTATAGGCAACGAAACGCCTTCGTCAACTTTTTTATCTTTGTTTCCGTCCCTACTTATTAAAAACGGTTTTGCCTGTCTTAAGGCACGCATTTTTTTTCTATGTAATCCGTATTTCCATACGTCGTAATACCACTCGTTAGTTTTAATAACTGCGTACCCTGTCGGATTATATGTATTGTATTTTAAAAGTCCATTAACGCCCGCGTTTGTCGTGCCTGTACTCATCATAATAAATTCCTGTCCTTTGAATAAATAAAATTTATCGTCAAAAGTGTTAAAAACGTCTTCCAAACTCTGAACGCCTAAGATCCAATAATCCGTTGGAAAACTTTTAAAACTTGCTAGCGATTTTACTTTATTAAGTAACTGCGCGTCCGTGTATTTTTTAACCATTTTTTTTACGTTTTAAAATTGCTATAATTGCGAATAATAAAATCATTGCCGAAACTATCGCCTTTGAATAATCTTTACTTATAATCGCTTTTTCTATTTCCTTTGTTTTTTCAGTTACAACCGAAATAAAAACACTATCCGTAATTACTAAATGTTCGTCAATTACTGTAACGTTGTGGTTTTTTAAAGTATCAACACTTACCGTGTCGCCTGTTGCTGAATAACTGAAAATCGATACGAATAAAATTCCAATAAATAATAGTTTTTTCATTATTTTTTAATTTTAAGTTTGTTTTTTAACCACTCAATAAAAATACCGTAAACGTCTCCGACTAGTAAATCTAATTTTTCGGTTATTTCGTTAGCAATCCACCCAACACAAAACGAAATTAAAATTACGACTTTTGGGCTTAAATCTTTGTAAAATAATTCAATTACTCCGGTAACTGAAAACGTTAAAATTCCTGCGATTAACATTCCTAAAATAACGGTCGTTCCTGTTAACTTGTTTTTAAGCCCTTTAATCAACGCTCCGAACATTCCTATTCCCATCGCTAGCAAGTCGCCAAATTGTTCAATACCTTTCATTATCTTAAATTTAAAAAGTAATTAAACGCCATTATCATTGTAAATTCTTCGCCATCAATCATGAAAACGTTTAAATCCTTAACCGTTATTTCGTCCTGGACGTATGTAAAATATTCGTTTAAAAAAACGGACCTAAACGGAAACTCGCACTGTAATCTAAAACCCTGTTGAATTACTTTAGTAGATAAAAAATTAATTGAACTTACAAACATTTTGTCCGCCCTCGCTTCAAATTTTAAAACGGGCGTAATTGTCGCGCCATCTTCGGAATCAAAAACGTAATTATCAATTTGTATTGTAAAGTAATTTCCAACCTTGTTAATCGTAAAATTTTGTCGTTTCATTTTTCTTTTTTTTAATCGTTAATAATATGTTCGTTTGTTCTTAAATTTGTCTTCGACTTTACATTTTAAACTAGCTTTACGGCTAAAATCAAAATACGTAATTTCAGGGCTTTCGTTTACAATTACGGGTAAATCCAAATAACGGTAACTGTGATTGAAAACGTTGTAATCCGAAATAAATAATTCGTTTTCACTCAACAAAAATAACGTCATTAATGGACGAATAAAACACTCCGTCAAAGGATCCGTATTTATTTCGTAGGTATTTAGATTTTCACGAATTACGCGCTTCATTTCCCTGTTACCGTATATAATATTGTCCGTCTCCGTATTTGGCTGTTGACTACCAATAAAACCCGCAAATCGAAACGAATAATCCACGTTGGAATTCGTAAAATTTATTCCCTCCGTTTCCTGTATTCCATTAAACAAAGCGCGAATTCGTGCGGTCCCCAATGCGTTGGCAATCGTATAAGGTTTTAAATTATATTTTCCCCAACTAACCGAACCAATAACGCCCGAAATATTATAATCGATTTTTAATTCATAACAACCAATTCCGTCGCTGTTTAATACATCAATCCAACTAATCGTACAATAATACGCATTTGGTTCGCTTGGAAACGGCACCGCTACGGGCAAATAAGACGTTATAACACCGTTTTTGTATAACGCAAAGGTAAATGTATCGGTCGGGTCGCTTAACTTAATCCACGCGCTTGTTTTATCGTTTTTCCATGTATCCGCACCTGGCGATCCTAAAACCAAATATTCGCAGCAACAATCGTCCGCCCCTCGATCCTGTTCTACAAAATCCGTAGGCAACGAAATTGCTGAATATTCTCGTAAAAAACGGTCCTCAACGCCACACGTTGTACACGCTATCGCTTCAGTAACAATTGAAACGGGGCTAAGATTTAACCACGTTAACGACAAGGCAATTGAATCCGGACACGGATCGGGCGTATCTAACGTTCCAATCCAATTGGTCGGCAAAGTATAATTCGGCATTATTCCCATTCGCCACCCTAAACCCAAATTATCGAAATAGATCCTATAATCGTTCCCTGAATAATTGAATAAATACGAATTTTGGCCGTTTACAATACTATCCTTTTGAACGTTAATAATATCTATTACGGGCCCGTTAGTAAGTGTTATTTTTAGACATTTGCACATAATTTAAACTTCAATCATTGTTACAATTACGGAAGGCGTCGCGGGGTGCGGTACAATAATATCGTTAGCCTGCGCAACTAATTGAATCGAACTATCCGAAACGGCGTACATTATTTGCACATGATCGCCCGCTGTTAATTCGACTAACCAATTCCACGCGCTAACTAATTTACCGCTATTTGCGACAACTGTAACGTGTGTATTTGTTTCGGGTAAATCCGCACCCATTTTCCTTAACCAAATTGAAACCTGTTTCGCCGAGCCACCCGAACCCCTTTCAATTTGTGCTGAAAATTGCAAGTTATAAACGCCCTTTTTTGCTACCGTTATTAAATTAGGGACTCCTAAAATATCCGCAACAACTGTAACGCCTAAATTTAACGCGTCGCTGTTGTTTAATCGCATTGCCGTTGGCGTATTAATAGCCAAAACGCTTTGAGTAGTTGAATCGTAAAATTGCCCCCTGTCTTTCGCTAAAAAAGTTTTTAATTCGTTTTTTAGATCAACGCCCTGAATTTTTGCACTTTCATACGCTAATCCGTTCCAACGGTCCGTATCGTAGTAATCTAAATCGCCAATTAACGCCGTGCTTATTGGGTAGTTATGTATTTCGTTTGCCATAATTATGATATTTGTTTATTTCCTCCTGTTGTCGTTTGTTTAATTCCTCCCGTTGTCATTTGTTTTCCTGAAATTGCAAATGGAGACGTACACGCTTTTATTTTTGTCGTAAATTTACAACCATTTTGTAGATTAATTTTACTCGGATCGAAAAAACATTCCATTCTAGCAATTGACGGCGACGGGTACGTTATCGCCATTAATAAACCACTTAACGGGCTCAAAGGATTTTGTAAATTTCCATCAAAATTAACCGCCGTTGAACACCACCACCTCGGCGAACTTTCCGTAGGCTCGACTGTAATTTGCCCCCAAACATTTGTCGCCCAACTTGACCCGTCTATTAATTCATGAGTCGCTACGACCCGCATTAAACCACCCTCAACAACTACCCCAACGTTTTGATTTGTCGCGTCTATATACAATTCAATTTTTTGCAAAATATTCGGGTCGCTATCGTAGTCGTTTATTCTCAAAGGATCCGTATAAATAAACGCTAAATTTTCCTTTACTAATTGTAAATTTAAACGTAAACTCCAGGGCGATTGATTACCGTACGGTACCCAATTTCTCGTCTGATTATTCGGGAAAAAATCCGCGTCCGCATTAATTTGTGGTAGCCAATATTCCCAACGATATAAAAACGGAAAATAAATTTTAACTCCGTATTCAGTTAATGTATCGTTTGACGGATCCAACTCCAAAAAAGCGTTTCTTTTTACACTTGTCGTTTGAAACTGATTGAATACAGGTGCCGTTAATCCTAAAATATATTTTCCTAAAACCTGCGGTACATTTGCAATTAAAAACGTTACACTTTGCAACGTAAACGCTTCATTTGTGAGAAAATTCCACGCTTCAATTTTAGCCGTAAAATCCGTACAAATTGCGTTTAATGGAATTCTAAAATTTCCGAAAAAAGCTAAATCGTCCTCGACATTTGCCGTGTAACTTAATTCAAGCCCTGAACCCGTAATTACGTTTTCGCTGTGATCAAAATAATCCGTGTTTTGTAAAGTTAACGGACCGCCTACCGCTGGCTTCGTAATTAATTGATCACTATAAACCAATAAATTTACGTTTCCATACCTCGCCCAAATATAAAAAAGCCTATCCGTATCCGTTCGTCCTTGCATGAATGTAACGAAACTAGTGTTTGGCGTAAACGTAAAATCAATTGTTTGTATAGTTCCAACCGTTGTTATTCCTGTAATTTCTAATTTGTATTCCGCTCCAAACTCGTTAACACTTGAAATAAAAGGCGGTCCCGTAGGTATTGACGTAGGTATTAACATACCTATTTCGCTTTGTGTATAATAACGATTTTTATAATATGCCTCGTCGTCTGAAATATAGCACGAACCAAAACCGTAATTTAAACTCGCTGAATCAACTACAAATTGCCCGCTTGTCGGTACATCGTACGCAATATAATTGATTGATTGAACTAAACTAGCGTCGATTAATTCCAAATTAAACGCTTCATCGAACCACCCGTTATTTGCGTCGTCTGAAATAATCGTAGCTAAATTTGCGTACGGCTCCCCGACTAAACTTTGCCAATTCATTTGGACGTAAAGTTTTAAACTATTGGCAAAATTAAACGGCGCTTGTGAATAAATTCCGGATTGCGTAACCCTTATTTTTAACGTATAACTTCTAACCGTAGCTGTAAAACTTGTTAAATCTAAATTCGCCCTAATTGAAAATTGTCCCGAACTTTTGCCGACCTGAATTCCTGTAACGGGACTCGCTAAAAGTAGATCAAATAAAAACGTTGTAACTTCTCCGTCTATTAAACTAAATGCGCTTCCCGTTGTACCATTTTGAACATGATTAATATTTAAACGGCACCCCTCGCGTGGACGGCTTAAAACATAAATCGCCATTATTTCACCTAATGTAAAATCGTACCACGTAGGTACCGCCGTAACGTCTAATTGGTCGCCTGTAACCGCTGTAACTACTGACGCCCACGTTGTAATAACTCCACCGCCTGAATTATATTTGATAAATTGTAAATTATCGCCGACTCTAAATCCTTCGTCCTGGAAATCGCCTCCAACCCATGTAATTATATTATTTACAGGATCCAAATTTAATAATACTTGATTTGAACTTTGAACGCTTATCGATTCAGTTAGTGTAAATTCAATATTTTGCTCGTCGCCTGCGTTTGCCTTGTAATAAGTTAAACTATTTCCGAAAACGTCAACGTAATCTTTAGTTAGGATTTGTACCGGCATAATCTTTCGCTATTTTCGTTATTAAATCTAAATCTCGTTTATCAATTGCATCGAGCAATTTTTTATTATCGTCAAAGGCTTTTTTAACAAGGTCGCCGTGTTC